TGATATTTAATACCTGAGATCCATTGGTATGACTGGATGCTTGGGTAGTAACAAATGTAGTTGTGGAATAAAGATCTCCTAATTTTGTATTACCACTTACGCCACGACTAATTTCTTTAAATTGGGTATCTGTTCTACTCTTATAAAAACAGATTTCATCATCTATTTTAAAATATCCACCATTCTTAGGGAATGATGAAGCATCTGCTACTGTTATAGTAGTATCTGATGGATTAACCAATCCATCCACAGTAGTACTTTGATTTAATAGATTATTCTCATAGAAATCAATATCACGATAAGTCTCAAGGTTCTCAACAATATCATACGGTTGACCTTGCAGTTCTAATTGCTCATAGTACTTTTGTATGAACTTACCAAACAGTTCATACTCCTCATTGATAAAATCAGGGAGTTGAGAATCAATTAAAAATGAGATTCTATTCGCAGTCTTTGACATCTACTCTTCTTTATAAGCAACGAATTTACTCTTTGATACATCTACGTCTAGATACATCTCACGTTTAACTTCAATATCCTTATTTGCTGGTTTTACTCTTAACTCTATACGATTGTCAGAGAAAGTTCCTTTTAATATGGTAAAGTCATTCATTGTTATTTCACCCTTGGTGTAATCAACTGTACCTACTGAATCATTCAATAGAATCTTTTCACCAGTGATGGAATCTAGTCTATATAGGACTAATTTTCCATTTCTATCCTCTAGGTATGATGTAACAGTTGGATATTCAAATACTGTCATTCCTGTTGACGAAACTACAGGATTATTACAATCAATTAAGAAAGGATTACCATAACACACTTCATAATATGAAGATGAATTGATTTGTGCAATAAAGTCCTTTCTCATAGTAACATCGGTATCATTTGAATTGATAGCACGATCTGAATTATCAATAACACCAATAAACTTACTATATCTAAACTTACCATTAAACTTTTCTGTACCAGAAGTCTTAAGGTATTCAGTTATTGCGGTAGAAACAGTTGATGCTACTTCTGTAGGTAACATCTTAGTCTTAGTTCCATTATAATAAATGTTACTTGTCAATTCTAAGAAAAGAATTGATGGATCAACAAACTCAGGTCTAATAGAAGCAACTGTATACTTCTTAAGTTCTGATTTTAACTCATTTTTAGTAAATGATGAAAGTGTAACAGCCTCAGTGGGTTTCACTGATAGAAACACCTTACCATATGCAGGTGGTTCTTGATCTTCTCCACCAAATACAATAATATCACTAATTGCTGGATATAAATTTCTAACTATGGCTTTATAATCATTTTGTGTTACTGCCCTATTCTGTGATCCATAGAACTTAGGAGCATTAAACTTAATCTTATCAATAGTTTCAATATCTGCACCACCAGTTGCTACAGAAGAAGTAGTAATAGAAGTAATAGCATAAGGAGCAACTACAGTAGCACCATTTTCATCTTCCATAAGACCATTAAAGGTAAAGGTCTTTGCACCATTGGTATCAGTACCATTTGTTACAATATAACTAATCTCAACTATATTACCATCATCTAATTTCTTTCCAAGTACACCATCACCAAAGAATATCTCATATTTTTCATCTTCTATCTCACTAATGAAAAATACCTTATCATTTGCACCAATATCTAAGATATTATTTGCTACTTCATAATCTGTAGATATAGTTGAATTTGCTGCTTGAAAAACTTTTACTTTTAATGTATTGGTATCAATTCCTGGGTTATTAATAACAAATCGTTGATTCTTAAGAGAAGTATTAATTACAGTCCTAGTAGATATATAAGATCCTTCATATATTGGAATATCCGTAAATGTCGCAACATTATTAGCAACAGATACCTTCAAATCTTCTTTGAGTACATAACGATATAAGGTACTATCAAAATTAGTTACAAATCCACTACCTGCTTTGAGTGCTACTTCCGTAGGTGCTGTACCAGTGAATGTAAGTACCATATCAACAGCCGCTTTAGGTGCTGTAATGGATTTGGGGAAATACCCAAGTTGTTTCGCAAGTGATACTACATTGTCCCGTAGAGTTGCGGAATCTAGGAACATTTCATTCACTACCATGTTGGTATTGAATGCGGTATAATACGTATTATACGCCAGTACATCCAAGATCTGACTGATTGCGGATCCTTCAAAGTCGTAATCAGTGAAATCCGTCTGTGCTCTCATATAGTCCTTAAGAGCTATCTTAATATCACCGAAGTCTAGATTGTTTAATTGAGTGTATGGCATTATCTCGTACTTGCTAAGAAGAATTCTACTGCGATTGGTGGTGCATCTGTACCTATAATTTCATATGTCATTTCTACATCAAATCCATTATCATTATAGTTAGGTATAGCATCTAAATTCAAAATTTGAATACGTGGCTCCCACTTAGATACAGTAAATTCAATATTACCTATAATTTGTTGTGCAGTACCATAATCTAGAGGTTCAAACAAATAACTTCTTATATTAGATCCATATTGCGGATTAAATAACTTTTCACCCTTATTAGTAAGCAATAAATTAATAATTGCTTGCTTAATAGCAGAAGCATCCCTACTGACAACAAGGTCATCAGTAACAGGATGCTTTTTAAATGTCATATTAATGTCCTTAAAGGACAGTGTACTCGCCATTGACTGACAATATAGGAAGTCAGTTATATTTAGCGAGTTTTAACTTACTTTATAAAAGGTATACTTCAAAAACAACTCTTCCCCCTTCTTAATCGGTTTAATCGTCTTCATATAGTAGATTCTACCCCATCCTTGGTCTACGTACCATTTTACGCAATTGGGGTCGTCAGAGTGGTTTACGAACCCTCCTAGAGGCGTTCTCATAATCTCCTCATCCACTACCACGTGGGATATACCAAGATACATCATAGCATCAATATCTTCTTTCGCAAAGATACCTTGACCTGCTACAGGACTATCTTTTATATGCAATTCGTCTGGTAGTGCTTTATATGTCATTTCGGAGTCTTCGGCGTTTTGGTCGGAGACCACGCCCCCTAGAACTGCTTCGGATGGGTTACCACGTCACCGTGTATCTCACCGATGTCATCTATATGTGCATGATCTATGTCAACATGCAACTCTTTCTCAAAAGAATCTGCAATCCTCTCAAGTGCTGAGGCAATACGAGAAAGTTCGTCACTCATTTTCCCTGACCCCTATATCTCTTCTTTGCTCCATTACGAGAAGTAGCAGAAAGCTTTGTATTCTTTGAAGTACCTTGCCTAGTCTTCTTCGCTGGAGGTGCTGTATAAGTTGAATTATTGTATAGTGCCATTATGTACGTGTACCTATGAATATTGTAGGATAAGTTCCCCCAGTTGTCAAGACTCTAGGAGAAGGTGCTGCTGCTGGAGCATTAATACCATCACCTTCAACAGGTACTAATGTACCATCAAAATAAACTCCCCTTGCTGCTGAGTTAACAATCCCAACAATAGGAGGTACTCTAGGTAATGGTTGTGGAACAGGTGGAACCAAAGGCTGGATAGGAACACCAGAAACAGGGGTAGGAGTTCCAGTTGGATCTACACTCTGAATTTGCATCATGGAAGTCATTCTACCAGTGTAAACAGTCTGATACGTTTTACTAGGTCCACCATGTGCTTGTGCTACGTAAGTTGCAGTAGCATTAGCACTTGCTGTATCTACTGCTGCTGAACTTGCGATATTACCTATTGCCACGTTGCTTCTCCAACAAACACTCTATATCATTATGTAGTTTGTCAAGTGTCTGTGCTATCGTTTGATGTGTCTCTGATTTCGGTGGACGGTACATCAACTGTGGACGTTCTAGCAGTGATATCCTCTTCTCCAACTGTGTCAACCTCTCGGACAACTGTTGGAGTAACTCGTTGGACTTCTGCATTGTCAAGTGGTTGTCTACTGTCATTATCTACTCCTGAAAATCGTTTAGCAGCAGCAAACTCAAAGTCATCACAAAACTGATCAAAATTGTTCAGTATCTTTTCGTAATAATTCTCATCTACTGGTAGTTCTCTCATCTTCCTGCTTGATGCATTTGTACTTCTGGATAGTTTACAATAGGATTGTTGCTATCAACTCCTATTGATGCTTCTTCCATATCTAATACTTTCTTCTCTAATGATATAACTCTTACACACAATTCTTCCAATAAGGTTGCAAACTTATTTAACTGATGTTCATGCGTTGCAATTGCATATGCAGGATCACGCATCATTTCAGTGTGTGCTGCTTCTCCCTCTGAAACCTGTGGCATGTTTGTGGGGGGCGTATTTTCTAAGTCGGGTTTTTCAGTCATTTTTTTCCTGGAAAATTTTTTTCAAATTCTAGCACAGAACTTTTCATTTTGCAAATTTATTTATAGGTCGTTGGGATACTTTTGTAGGTTAGACAATTTGGATTTTGCTCGGCACACCCCCGAACCCCCAAAGGGGTTTAAA